TTCCCATGATCTTGGTGAATGGGAGTGAAGGTATTGGCACTGGTTTCAGCTGCTATGTACCCCCATTTAACCCCAAAGATATTCGGAACAATATCCTCAACTTTCTTGATGGTAATCCTATCAAAAGGATGAAGCCTTGGTTCAGAGGTTTCAAAGGAAAAGTGTTTGAACAAGATGATGATTCGTGGATGACCCAAGGTGTATGGACCTCCATTGGAAGAACGGTTAAGGTGACTGAACTACCACCGGGACGCTGGACCCAAGATTACAAAGAACACCTGGATACCCTCGTTGAAAAGAAAATCATTAGTGGTTTCACAAATAACAGTACAACCGAAAATGTAGATTTCCTCATCCAAGATTACAATGGTAAAGATGCTGTTAAGGATCTCAAACTTCAAAAGACTTTCCGAACCTCAAACATGCACCTGTTCCACCCCATCCGAGGTATCCACAAGTATGAAACCCCTGAGATGATTCTGAAGGATTTCATCACCCTTCGTCGCGAATATTATGATAAGCGGAAAGAGTATCTACTCAAGGTTCTTGAGGCTAAATCTAAGATGTGTGATTACAAGTCTCGCTTTGTGTCTATGGTTATCAACGGAGATATTGTGGTCTTCCGTCGCAAAAAACAGGATCTTGAGAACCAATTGTCTGGTCTATTCCCAGAAGTAAATGGAAGCTATGACTACCTTCTAAACATCAAGACGGTTCAGTACACAGATGAGAGTGTCAAAGAGCTTCTGGCACAGTCCAAACAGGCAAAGAAGGAACTTGAGATTATGAAGTCTACTTCTCCCACGACAATGTGGAAAGATGATATTAAAAATATGTAGACAATAGATAAGTATGGGTGAAGCGGCAAAAATTTCACTTAAAGCTATTGGAAAGCAAGACACGTACTTGCTTTGCAAAGATCCAGCGGAGTCGTTCTTCAACCCGAATACTACAAGAAGGCATTCTGACTTTCGGAAATATCACAGGAGTAAGAATGTAATCAATTCGGGGCAAATCCCCAATTGGCCTTTTGGACAAACCATAAAGGTTCAGTTTAACCCTCAAAATATGGGCGACTTGCTTAGCAATATGTGGTTGAGTATAAAAATGCCTAAGGTCACAAATGGAAACTACGCGGATCAGTTGGGGAGGCATATTCTCAAAAGTGTATCTATGTTCGTAGATGATACAGAGATGGAAAAAATAGAGAGTGATTGGGGAATTATATACGATGAACTTTATTTAGAAATGTCTGAAAAAGTAGCAAATAGATTTCTTGTAAATAGAAGTATTGGTTTTGATGACTCCACTACAACTGACTCTGTCTCAAGACTTGAGACAGATCTAATGATACCTATGCAGTTCTTCTTTGCTCGTAAATACGCGAGTGATGAGTACACAACTAATAAACCAAATAGACCTTACTTCCCTACATGTGCCGTACATAAACAAAAAATTGAGTTTGTACTAGAGTTTCACAAACAATCTTTCTTCACAGACACATTAGATACCCTCATTCTAGATAATTTCAAACTTATTACCGAAGAAATTACAGTGAGTCCCGAAGAGAGGAATTATCTCAGTCACGATAGACAAGTTGTTGTAACTGATCTGGTTCGTAAACACCCAACGACTGTGAGTGAACTTGGTAAAACTATGATTCGTACAAATCTAGTCCCTAATATCCCTGTGAAATGTCTTCATTGGTTCTTGAGAAATACCAAGTTTGAAAATTTGAATGAAAGTGTGGCTCTCGAACCTAAACAGATAGGTGCTAACATCATAGGTACTAACGCAAACGATGACTCTGGATACTCAGTAGCCCTGTCACCTGATGGCACTACTATAGCCATAGGTGAACCCAAGTATGAGTTACAGGTTGATACAAGTCCCGAGGATGGAGAAATAGATAATCCCAATCAAAATAAGGGTCGTGTTAGGGTATTCAAACTAATCTCGGGAACTTGGACCCAATTAGGTACCGACCTGATTGGTGCAGGTGATGGAGACTTATTTGGAACAACAGTTTCTTTATCTAACACAGGTACAGCCCTTGCTGTGGGTGCACCGATTCATGACAGTAGTAAAGGACATGTCCGAGTCTACCAATACAATGGAACAGCTTGGGGTCAATTGGGGAGTGACATTGATGGAGGAACTGCTGGTGAAAAATTTGGAACTTCTGTTTCTTTATCCAGTAATGGTACTCGAGTTGCCATAGGTGCACCAGATTTTACAGAAGTTGGTTTTACTAATAGAGGTCGTGTACAGGTTTGGACATACACTATTGGCCCCGGGTGGCAACAAACCGGTTCGAATATAGATGGCGCTGGTGGTGGTGATAAATTTGGTTCAGCTGTATCTCTTTCGGATCCTTTCACGAGTGGTGGTAATGATAGTGTAGTAGCTGCGGGTGCCCCTGGTCATCAATCAAGTAGAGGACATATTAGAGCCTTTGTGTACAATGGAACATCTTGGGATCAACGAGGCGTTGATTTAGATGGTTCTGAGACAGGTGACGAATTTGGAACATCTGTGGATCTTTCTAAAAACGGTCTTTATCTAATTGGCGGTGCACCAAAAAATGATACCGGTGGCTCAAATGCTGGGCATGCGCGTGTGTTCTTCTATCACGCGGCTAGTAGTACGTGGGCTCAAATTGGACCAAATATTAATGGAACAGTTGTCAATGAACAATCTGGTACATCAGTCTCAGTTTCAAATACTGGTACACGAGTTGCTGTGGGTACACCAACCGCAAATCGCTCGAGAGCCTACAATTATTCGCAGGTATCCAACGTACCTGCTTGGGATAGATTACATCGTGATATGGGTGGAACTGGAAGTGGTGGTTCCATGTCCATGTCCGATGAAGGTTTAAGATTAGTTGTTGGGTCACCCACATTTAATGGTGTAGGTCAAACACAAGTTTTTGATCTTCCCACAAACGATGAAGAGTTGTACTTTTGCCAAAATCGTTTCAACTTCTCATCTAATGTCAGCTTTGATGATCAATTAACCTTTTTCAACCCCATTATGAAAGATGCGAGTTTTTACATTAATGGAACCAAGTTGCCGAATGTTACAAACACGAATCACAATTATTTCAAATATTTAATCCCCTATAGATCGAGATTATCCAGACCTATTAGGAATATATACACATACAGTTTCTCGATGAATCCTATCAACGTGGAACCATCGGGAAACTTGGATTTCGGGCAGATTCAATCCGATAAAACAAATATTGAAGTGAATCTAGATACTACCAAGGTGGATACATCGTCAAACACGTATGCTCTCCACATGTATTATACCGGTTATCAAACATTTATATTTGAAGGGGGACGGGTACAACCTGTTGCTTATTAAACAAGGAACTCCTATGATCCTTGATATAATCTATAATCTTATTCTTGATACACCATTTGATGAAATTTAGCTGTGCTAAAGTCGTATGAATTTCATGAGATGTACCTGGCACTGAATAAGGAAACTTTTGAGATCTACAAAAGGGATCAAAAAGTTTCTTACTGTATCCATCTAAGCTAGACTTATAAGCATAGTGTACAGTGAATATTTTTCCATCACCCGTTTTATAGGATGTATGATTTTTCTTAGCGTAATTAGTGATAAACCATTCGAGATTTCTCAGTGAAATACCACTTGTTTTGTCTAGTATATTCAATAACTTGGATCGGTTGTCTTCTTCGCTGTAAAAGTTGTTTATTGATGTTAGTAGAATATCGGATTTACTCATTATTTAATAAGGAGTCTAAATCTATAAGCCTATTAGTTGAAAAAGATCGTTCACAAGCTGGACACCCTGCAACATTTCTAAGACCGGGACCATGGGTGTGACCATTGAAAGTCTCATGAAATCTCTGTTTAATTTTTTCACCTTGTTTTTGATGTTTTCCACAATACCCATTATGAATACCCTTGAAAGTGCACCTAGAACCATCTGGCTTTGTTCCCATACATGTACTTGTTACGGAAACACACGGAATATCTTTTAGAAGTAGCTGTAACGAAATCTGGTATTTTTTAGATATCGTTTCTGCATACTCAGTCAATAAAAGATCCATGCGCAACTTCAATTCTTCCTCTAACAGATCTGCGATTTTTTCATTGAGACTCATGACTTATCTATCTCTTGTTCGTATTTTTTAAATATGTCTTCAACACTTTCTTCTCGTTGAACACGAGCATTTTTTATACGATCTTTTAGATCCGTGATTTTACCTTCAAAATCTAGACCAAGTCTTTTACACTCCTCTACCAGATCCACTTTCTTCATGGTACTTAGGGCTGGTTCACGCTTCTTTGGTGGTGGTTTGCATTGAGTAATCATCTCACCAAAGATTTCCTGTTTTGTATTCTCGTACAGAGGGTCAAGTAGATCGCATACAGGATTGAGAAACTTATTGATGAAGTAGTATTTATAATCAACTGGTAGGTTTTCTTCTTCAACATATTTTGGATCTTCCGATTTTTCAAAAGCCTTAGCTTTAGGGTCACCCGTGTTGATAAGTAGGTATGGAACACGGTCACCAGATTGTGGCTCAGACCCTGGTTTACGTTGCCTCATCTTATTAACAACTTGAACATGTGCTTGATTGATATTACAACTCTCCGGACTTGTTATAGATACGGAATGTCCACCAACCTTATAACTATCCGACAAAGATTGACTCAAAACCAATTTTTCATTTGGAACGTCACCAGAAAGGAGTTCAACTGCGCGCTCCTTCGCAAGCTCTTTTGGTGGTCCCGTGTCACTTGAGGTCAGTACAACATCTAGGAGTTCCTTACACACTTCCCTAACGTGAGGTGTATTATCTCTACGAACAACTTGGAGTCCCTTGATATCAATGTAATCCATGTTCATATTACCATCCCTACCCTTCGTCCACAATTTGGCGGCGTAACGTTTCTTGGAGTACAGGAAATAAGGCCAGTACACCTTCTCAAGCTCTAGATTGTTAGGTTTTTTGAAAAGAGCCGAGCACTCTTCGGCAGCTCTCTCACCAATCTCCCAACTGTACTTGACAGCCTCTTCACCTTTGCGATCACCCACATCAAATTCAACCATGACTGAATCTGTGTCACCATACCTAACCTTTGAACCCGGAAAGTTGTTTTCAACATAGTTCTTAGTCTCTTCAATCATCGCGCGACCGCGGAAAGTTGTAGTAGATGCAATAGGTACACAAGGAAGAATACCCTTACCAGCACCAGTAAATCCATAGACCGAGTTCATACTGATTTTATAAGCCAACTGTTTACCATTGTAGACCTCCTTCATATATCCTGTCGCAGCTGCCATATCCTTCTTAGCCTTTTTACGGAACTGCTTAAGCTCCAGAAGAATAGCTGGTAGGAGGCTAGGAACGTCTTGTGCAAACTTGTAAGTCTTCGCACCAATATTGAACGTTTCATATTCAATACCAGGTATGTTACCATAGTCCTTTTCATTCATGACGTATGAAGAGTAACAGAGGTTGTGAGCCATCATGATACTCGGGTACAGAGCCTCAAAATCTAGGGCGGTAATTGGAGTGTAATACGCACCCTTTTGGGCTTCCAGAACCGTTGCTCCTTCGTATTGTTCCTCGGGTAACTGTCCCCAGCGGATCGTTGGTACCATGAATCCCATTTCACGAGCCTTCTTTGTAAGTTGAGAGAAGACCTTAATCTGCTGCCCCCGTTCAACAAGAAAACAGAGTGGTACCCAAGTAGCTTTAGCCATCTCAAGGAGATTGAGTAGGATACACATCTTCTTCATGAGTCTATGTGGTAACAATGTATCTTTGATACAGTACTCTGCAACTTCTCGTAGCTTCACTGGATCACCTTCTAGATACCGAGCAAACATCTCCTTTGGAGCCATGTCAATCTTTTGATCTCCAAGATAGAGCTTAGAAACTTCATTGAGTTTGTAACTGTCAAGTTTGTAACCCTTCTTCACTTCATGGAAGAGATCAAAAATGAAGCGACCACTCATTGGAAGGAGTTTCAGTACATTGTCACCCAAAGCACTTGAACTCAGCTTCTTAATGGAAATCTCACATGTCTGTGATTTCAATTTACCCATCTTGAAAAATTCAGGGTTACAACCAGTAATAAACGCCCTTGTATAAATGTAGTTAAGATCAAACCCAAAAATATTCCAGCCAGTAATGATGTCTACATCTTTCTCATGTATATACTTCTGAAATGCCTCAAGCATCTCCCTTTCAGTATCAAAACTAATGATAGTAGAACCATCTAAATTTGAATCGGTTTTCTTGTAGCAAAGACAGGTTTTATCGTAGGGTTCATCGTTACCAAACGTACACAAAGAAATAGCAATTTGGAAACACGCGTCACCTCTTACATCCGGATCTGGAAATTTACCAGTAGAACTGTTACACTCAATGTCAACTGATGCCACAACAAATGGAGCAATGTCATCGCGTGCGACGGGCTTTAGAGTCTTCCAGTCATTACAGAAAAGATCAATATCTACCTTGGCCAAGTGTGTACGAACACAATTATCACCCGAGTTTAACCAACCAGTTGACTGAATACCTGTTCTATGCATCAAACGAAGTACGGGGTCAATGTTAGACTCAAAAACCTTGAATCTTTCAGTACCATATGAGAATTGAATAGGATTCTTCAACATATAATCAACGCGGCGACGACTCGCTAGATTCTTAAAGTCTAATTTCATATAGGAAAATTCCTTGTTATTTTGAAAACCCCAAACATCCTTAGACCTCATGATAGAATACGAAACCAGGCAATTAGGACTCTTTTTATCCAGAACTCTGTAGATTTCTTGAACTTTTTGTTGTGTGACATGTTCAGGAAGCTTAACGAAGAAGTAAGGTGTAAACGCAGTTGTCACACAAATAGATTTACCATTTTCAGTCTTACCAAAAATGCTCACTAAATGCTCTTCATCTGTGTCAACTGTTTCCCATGTGAGTGCCTGAAATTCAACACCCATTCCGATATGTATACATTGAGCTAAAATTTTAATATCGTTTACTAATAAATGTCAGCTGCTTTAATTGACCTCGTGTCGGTGGGTGCCCAGGACGTCTACATCACTGGTCAGCCCGAGGTGTCGTTTTTTAGACAAAATTACAAGAGGTATACCAACTTCGCGATCAAACCAGAAAGGCTCGATTATATCGGTACCTTCGGAAGTGGTAATGAGGTTACCATTCCCATCAAGACCAAGGGTGATCTCTTGAGTTATGTGTGGATTGAGGCTGAGAACATCGGTGGCGTTGGTGCCGCTGATACCGGTTTCTTCGACAAGGATGATTCCACCACCACCGAGTTCCAGCTTTGGATTGGTGGCCAAAAGGTTTCCCAGATTGATGCCCTCTACATCCAGGGTGTTCATAACCTTCTGTACAAGGATACTCAAGCCAAGGCTTCTTGCGCTCTCACCCTTGATGAGTGCCCCCAGAATGCCCTCGGTTCGTCTACTTCCGCGAACCACTACGTTCTCCCCTTCTTCTTCTCGGATGACTGGACTAAGTCTCTCCCACTAGTCGGATTACAATATCACGATGTGGAGATCAGGGTGAAGTGCCGTAATGGCACATTTGCTCCCAGCAATGTAAAGGTGTTCGGTACGTATGTGTACCTTGATACACCCGAGCGCGATTTCTTCGCCAACAATGAGCATGAGATTCTCTTCACTCAAACACAACACCAACTCATGAGTGCCGCGGATACAGAGGTTGATCTCACTTACTTCAACCACCCAGTCAAGGCTGTCCACGTGGTTTCTTCGGAGGCTGATACCAACAAGTGGTCTACTAACTGGACTTTCGATACCGCCACCCTCTACATTAACGGTACACCTCTCTTTGAGAATATGTCGGCTGCTTTCCACCACAACGTTGTCCCAGAGATGCACTGCTCCGTCCTCCCCCAAGATGCTCTCAGCACTGTGTCCACCTTCACTTGGCCTTTCTGCATAACCATGAACAAGTCTCAGCCAACTGGCACACTAAACTTCAGTCGTATTGATACGGCTAAGTTATCCCTCACGGGTACTGGCACCAGGAACGGTAACATGGTTCGTGCGTACGCCGTAAATTACAACATTTTACGTGTAAAGCAGGGTATGGGTGGCGTCGCTTTCGGAAACTAAAATACCTAAGTTAAAGTTTCACTATTTATTTTTTATGTAAAATGGTAAAATCTTCCTCACGACCCCGAAAAGCGTCCAAGTTCACAATAGATCTTGGACCTGAAATTGATAAGGTTGTCAAGAAGAAACTCCATACGCGCGACGTTAAGATTAAGAAGCAGAAGGTCATTATTTTGGGTCTCAAAAAGGAACGCGATGAACTCAGGACTCGTAGCAGTGAGGTGAATGATTTGAAGATGAAGAAACAAAAATTGTATGTCTCCAATCTTCAAGTCATGGTAGATGATCTCACCAAAAAGTTGAAGGAGGCGGAAAAGAAGGTCACTGAAGTGGAAAGTATTAAGAGGAAATACGAAGTTACTCGCACCGGTATATCTAATAAGACTGTTGAATATGCATTTAACAGACTGAGAGAAGGGCATTCTTTGTCAAGGATGAAGCCTAATACACGACTTCTGATTCAACAATCTGGTCGTTGGGAAGAAGCTCGTTTAATTAGCGCTCGTTTCAAGGTTTGTTAGACCCAAGGAGCAAAACGTTTCTTCCGTGGTGGCTTCTTCTTACCCAAATTACAGAGTTTACGAATTACGTATATATAGAAAACTCCTAGAGGAGCTAGTTTCATCTAATATAACGACGATTTTTTAATAATCTTTCTAAGCGTTCCTTCTCTCTTCTCATAAAAATTGAAAGTTCCACTAGATCTCCTTCTAATTTAACTTTACCCGCCTGTCTTACCCAAACTGTCTGTTCTACACGAACCATATCAACACAAGACATCTTAGTATCTGGTGCATTACTATGATGTATGGCAAGTACAGTAGCATCTTTACGAGTCTCTTTTGGTAACGGATTACTTTCATTACATATGACTACATGAGCACCAGAGTATCCAGCTACATGCATCCACCAGTATTTAGGCGCACTTGTTATTGTGAGTCTGTCATTCTCTTTCGCATTTTCACCCACCCGTATGATGGTGCCATCGAGTGAAGTGTATTCGATCATAATTGAATATAAGTGTATTTTTTTATATATCATTTTTACAAATATCGAATTTGATACTTGCTAATTTTGATTCTGGTAGTTTATATTGCTCGAATACTAAACTGATACGTTTACCTTTACCATCTTTGCAATGTATAGGTTCTACGTGATGCATCATATCTCCGCGAAATGTGAGTTTTCTCCCCAATTTGGGTTTATACATTCCTAACACACTATCATCTACACTACCATATTCAGCTAGACATAAATTACCACCTTTATAGGATTCTGGTAATTGTATATATATGACAGTGACACATACAGGTAGATAACTTTGTCCAAATAGAGTCTTGGTTTGATCATCTAATGACATATCGTAATGATAAGGTATCGATCTTTCAGTTTCTTTTGTCGAATGTTCTATAATCACGGGATTGAATATATAAGCGTTTGTACCAGGTTCTTGAATTTGTTTAAACACTTCATGTATAGGTTTGAAAGTGTCTAAAATCAGTTTTTCGTGTCGTGAAGAAAAAGTCACTACAAACCCCTTTGTTTTTCCAAATCCATTTAATGTAGATCTACCAACGAACTTATGTTTTGATATGTAGTTTGCCAACTCTTCACACTGCTTAGGTGTATAAAAATCATCTTGTGTTTGAATTTTTGGGTATCCCGCAGTATGAGTCCGTTTAGTGGAAATATATATAGAAATGTCATATATGTAGTTATTTATGATACAGTACAATATAAACGTAATTAATATGATTGTCAAGATGTACATGTGTTATATGGACATAAATTTATTATTGGTATAAAACATAATGCACGTCGTATTACAACCAAGTCCTACCATCAGCCATAAATATAGAGTAACTTTACCAAATAAACGGAGTATTGATTTTGGTGAGAAAGGTTTTCAACATTATCCAGATCATGGTAATCCAAGACTTATGCGTGCACAACTTCTTAGGAAAGGTGCTATCATTCCTAAGGAGCTGCGAATAGAGAGGGATCCGTATGAGATACAAAAAGAAATGTTGAAAATCAGGGAAAGTTCTAAAGAAGATTGGGAAGATTTCTTCCGAGCTGAATATTGGGAAAGGTGGATATTATGGACTTACCCAAATGTCAATAAAGCCAAACTGTCTATGGTTATGAGTCATGGCATTCTTTTCATGCCTACACCCGAAGATTTATGGTTCTGTAAAGATGAACTTACTGACCCGTAGATCCGAAGCCCCCATCACCTCTAAGTGTCTCATCGAGTAGACCAATTTCCTTAATCATAGGTGTATCACACCTTTCCAAAATAAGTTGAGCGATACGATCACCCTTCTTGATTTCAAAGTCTTCCGTACCATGATTGAATAGGACGACCTTGACTTCACCGGTATAATCGGGGTCAATAACACCCGCACCAACATTAATACAATGTTTCACAGCTAGACCAGAACGAGGGGCTACACGCCCATATAGACCATCGGGAATAGACAATGCGATACCAGTACCAACTAAAGCTCGCCCCGCCTGACACGGTACAGTCGCAGCTTCGGAGCTATATAAATCATATCCCACAGCACCATCAGAACCACGAGTAGGCAGACAAGCATCGTAACAGAGCTTTTTGACCCCGAGAGGCATCTATTCAGTCATAAACTCAAATCCTTAAGCTTTCGCATATTTCTTCTTTTCATCTTCAGTGAGAGCCCTCCACATTTCACCCAACTTCGCACCGATTTCAGTGAAAGTTAGATCTGGGTAATCCTTCACCACGGTGGGTCGCATTTTCTTAACAAAGTTCATGTAAGCGTTAGGCTTACGTTTAGGCTTTTCCTTTTCCTTGGCACCACCACGGAGACGAAGTACGAGATGAAGTGTAGACTCCTTTTGAATGTTGTAATCGGATAGGGTGCGTCCATCCTCCAACTGCTTACCCGCGAAGATGAGTCGTTGCTGGTCGGGAGGGATTCCTTCCTTATCTTGAATCTTAGCCTTGATGTTATCAATTGTATCGGAAGACTCAACCTCCAAGGTGATCGTCTTTCCAGTGAGTGTTTTCACAAATATCTGCATACTATTAATAAGTTAGATTTAAATCTTTAATCAATCTTCATGATTTTCTTGACCCAATGAAATATCCGTAAAGTCCTACATGTGACACTTTTAGATATTTGATTTTCAAATTTGTGAAAATCGTTCATCTTATCTTAAATATGTCAACTACTTTTAATCCTTTTACGAGGTTCTTTTGAAAATGTCATAGCACATATACCGTAACTAAATACAGTTATGAACATCTGTGAACCCACCATATGAATTCTAACGAGTAGACTTTCTTCGCGGAATACCTGAACCACAAACATTAAAACTAGAGTTTCGTAGAATACCCGTATGACCAGATTTGATATGCGATAGAGAAGATCCAAAAATACAGAATTTTTAAATAGACGACGTAAAATCAAAATAGATGTGTCAATTTCAATAAGTCCACCTAGGGCTGTTAATTGAGTAGCTTCGGGATTATAAAGTGGGTACAGTAACATAGACGCAGCAATTATGTGATGTAACATCACAAAACCAGATAGATGAGTTGCTTGGGGTAAACAGTATAACCAAACCGTGTCATAAAATAGATGGTAAAAAAGAGCAGTCGTCAGAAACATAGGCTCGATGACATATCCAAAAAATACTTCAGCTATACACAAAATAGAAAACGGGATTAAAAAAAGAGCAGAAGCCACATCATGAATAAAAACTATAGATTTGTCGTTATTCATGCTATGAGATATACATGTATTCTTTTTAATATAGATGCACTCAAAGGGTTTCGAACCCTTGACCTCAAGCTTACTAAGCTTGCGCTCTACCACTGAGCTATGAGTGCTGGCAGACTTGCCGGGAATCGAACCCGGAATACCAGATTAGAAGTCTGGAGTGATATCCGTTTCACTACAAGCCCATAGATGCTGAGAGCGGGGTTCGAACCCGCGCGTGCATAGCACAGACGATCTTAAGTCGTCCTCCTTAGACCACTCGGACATCTCAGCATATTGGAGCCTCCCACGCTATTCTATTAAGATGTCAAATCTTTAAGCACTTGGGAGGTGGTTCAAATGCTATGTTTTTCTCAAGTTCTTTACGTTGTTTCATCTTCTTGATATCTGCACCTTGACAATCATGCTTTGTCAAATTGAGACAACTCGGACAAAAGCTACCACCACAATATTTACAATCGATAGGGACACCACATTTCTTTTTACAGAGTTGACAAGGCATTTATTAAATTTAACTGAGATAAAGATTTTAACTATATTTAATCAAGAAATGTCTCTTACTTACGCCTTCAGTAAACCAATTCACGCTGAATATACTCACCTAAAAAAAACTTTAAAAAACTCTACAGCTGCTTATGGTTCTGCTTTGAGTGCTTCTTACTTCATCACACAAGGTGCAGATCAGGGTGTGTCTGCGATGTTGGGTGCAGTAACATCTTATGCGTATGTGAGTCTTCTCTCTGATCGGGTAGACAAACTTGAATCATCAACAATTCAGAAGGAGTTCTTTGCACCTCTAGGTGCAGCTGCTTTTGAAGTGTCGTGGAATAACGCACCTTTCGCGTTTGACTTTGATTATGGTGCTACATTTGTTGGATTCCTAGCGTATAAATTTGCACTCTCAACGGTACTGTATCAAATTGTGAGAGAAATGATGATTGGGGATAGTGCAAGTTTTTATGACACTGAAGAAAAGGTTTACAACGATCTATCTAAAGATGAGTAAATTTACAACTCAACGCGGTATCCGGAGGCATTTAACCTAGAAAGTTCGCGAGCTACCTTGACGACGCGACGAGGAGACATTGTTCCCATCTTGACGCGATTCACGAACTTACCCTTCGCATTCCTATTGAGACCCTTCATGGCGCTGATACGCTTGATGGCCTCATCCTTGGTGAGGGGCTGAGCCTTCTTGGATGGTTTCACATTAAGTTCCCTGAGTTTTTTGATGTTAGCGTTCGTGGTCACCATACCTTTCATGAAACTGTTAATACCCTTCTTCACTGCTTGCTTTTTGAGAGCAGCCTTCATAGATGGTGTAACTGCCTTCTTCTTGGCGGCAGCACGCTTCTTAGCAGCCTCTGGGTACAACTTGGCTAGGGGAACGTTGTTCATACCATCGTTGCTGGCCTTCTTCTCGGCGCGCTTCTTAGCGGCAGCGCGCCTCTTAGCAGCTTCGGGATATAACTTAGCTAGGATTGCGTTTGTTTTCAAAGCCCCGCAGAGTTCCTTGACGGTCTTCTTGTTGGCACTAGATATACCGTAGTCCTTAGCAACCTTGACCACCTCATCCTTCTTGTAGAGACGGCACTTCTTACGACCAATCTTAAGATCACCCGCTTTGTCTACGGAAATGTTCATTGTTTGGTATATACTGAGATTTTTAGTCAAAGTATAGATTAATCTTTCCATCATAATCACTGTGGGTGTCGAACATGAAACCTAATTTTTTCATTTTCTTTATCCAATCATTTGCCACTGGATGTTTAGTATTAGTGGGAGCAACCCTAGAGAGGTTCTTCTGGTTAATCTTCTTTCCATTTTTATGCATGACTGTATTTTTCTCTCCGACGTCATATTCCTTTTTAGTTTCAAACGTTGACTCGATAATCTCATTTTCAGCATCTCTCTTGACTTTATAGACGTAACATTCAATCTTACTCTTATCATTACTCAATGTGTAAAACTTGATAATCTCATCAACAAGATCCCAACCAACCCCGTAGTATCTGTAGTTGGGGGCGCATATTTTGGTATCTACCCCAATGTGTCGCAATAACTTCTCCACATGTGAAGTAATATCTGATTCAACTGATCCAATGTTGACTCGTGTTAGATTAACTTTGTTAGTCTCTTTATCTATGGAAATGCTGAAACTATATGGAGATATGTGTACAGTCTCTCGAAATTCTTTATAATAGTCATAAACACCCTTTAAATTGGAGATATATTCACGCTCCTTTGTTCCAATCTTTCTATGGAAAGGGTAGACATTACGGGTATAAATATCATAAAATTGTCCCAAATAATTAACACGAGATTGGGAACGGGTGTGATACATGAAAAACAAGGCAAGAAATATTAGAATTAATAATAATGTCATTACAATTGCTATGAAAATAAAAAGTATAAAACACATCTACGAAGAAGTGAAGAGGTAGTCGTCAATCTTCTTAGCGATGGACTTCCCAATACCTCGGAGCTTCATAGCATCTTTACCACTGGTGATCTTGTAAGAAAGATTGTAGATGGTATCACCAGCCCTGGCGTATGCATTGCGCTTGAAATTGTCTTCAGCCCTGTCAGCACACTCGTAGATCATTTCAGATAGTCCGGCGTTGTGGGAGACAAAGTACTCCTCGTCGTCAGTCTCGGAGACGAAAGACTCATCATCATCCGAGTCAGAATCATACTTAGCGAGGCCGAGGGGGTCGTTGGATGCAACGGATTCCTCATCAGAAACGTCGGACTCTACGTAATCAGAATCCTGCTCTTCCAGATATTCATCAATCTTTGTGGCAATACCCTTACCAATACCATTTAGGTTGAGTAGGCTCTCACCAGACTCAACCTCGTAGTCAAGATTGCGAATGACATCCGCAGCCCTCTGGTAGGCGGCGGTCTTGTAAAAATCAGATGTCATATCTCCAAGTTCAAGGAGACGATCAATAATACCCTGGTTAGGGCAATCCTTTCCGATGGGCATCACGGTCTCGCGGTAGCTGAGAAGCTCCTTAAGGGCTTGGACGCGCTCTTTCTCAGATTGCTGATAGAGCTTCTTGAGCTGCTCAATCTTGAAGCGAGATACCTCATGAGAGTCTGTGTCAGCACGGGTCTTCTTGAAGTCTCGGATTTCCTTCTTGAGACCAATCTCATTGAAAGTGAGGGTGCGAATGGTTTCGGCTTGTTCGTGGTTCTCCTTCTCGAGCTTGAGGATGTAGTCGGTAATGGAACGGGAGTTCATAGTAGTAGACATTGTAAGTTTTATAAAAACAA